AAGGTTTTCTTCACACAAGAAGACTGCGAGACATTGCTTTATCCAAAAGCCAATCCGAATGGCGATCCACCGCTTAAATTCCCTGACTTCTGGCCTAACCCTGAGCCCTTAAAGATCATTGAGAATACCGGGTCCACTCTCCCACTAACCCATTTCAGTGGTTATTCAGAACAGGCGGATGAACTCGATAAGATCAGCGCGCGCATTGACCGGATCGTCAATGAGCTCAAACTACGCGGTTTATACGATGGCAAACTCACTGAAATATCCGGCGTCATGGATGCGAGCGACGGGCAATTAGTGCCCATTCAAAATGCCGCAGCCTATGCCTCAGCGGGGGGTCTTGAGAAAGCCATTACCTGGATGCCGACCGATCAGCTCGTCAAAATCCTCGAATCGCTCTATGAGGCCCGCGAGAAGCAAAAGATTATTATTGATGAACTGACGGGGATCTCGGACATTATTCGTGGTGTCACAGATGCGAACGAGACCTATGGTGCGCAACAGCTTAAGAGCACCTATGCATCAGTACGCTTGCAACGTATGCAACGCGAGGTACAACGCTATGAGCGTGACATGCTCCGATTAGCCGCGGCAGTGATGTGCGATCGATTCGACATTTCTACCTTTGCTCAGATGACGGATTTGAAGTTCCCCACGCCGCAAGAAAAGCAGATGCTCATGATGCAGGCACAACGAGCACAGATGCCGCCTCAACCCGGTATGCCTCCTCCTCAACCCATCGACCCTGCCTTGCTCAAAGTTCCTACCTGGGAGGACATAGGCCAGCTTATTAAGTCCCCATCAATGCGTCAGTACCGCATTGACATAGAGACTGACTCAACCATTGCCGGAACGCTTGAAAGCGATATGGCGGGCCTACGTGAAACCTTAAGCGGCATTAGCGAGACTATGACGGCCTTAGCCCCGATTGTTCAATCTCAAGCATTGCCGGTTGAGGCTGCCAAAGAAATTGTCATGGCTGTGATACGACGTGCTCGCTTAGGGATGGCGGTAGAGGATGCGTTCGATAAGATGAAAGCCCCACAACCTCCAACCCCGCCGCCGGATCATTCGATTGAAGTCGCGCAGATAAAGGCAGCGAGCGATGAGAAGATCGCACAAATGAAAGTGCAGGCTGAAGGACAAAACTCAGTTATCGAGCACCAAGCCATCATGCAGACAGAGGAATCCAAGCAGCAGTTAGAATCCCAGCGTCATGGCCTTGAGCTACAGACTAAAGCCCAGCTCGATATGGCAGAAAAGGAGCATGCCGCGCAACTTGAGCAACTGAAGATGCAGCACGAGCAGCAGATTGAAGCCATGAAGCTTGAAAATGCCCGTGTCATTGCCGATGCAACCAATCAAACCAATTTGATGATTGCCGAAATGAAAGGACAACAAGCGGCTCAGCAAGCCGAACAAGCCCAAGCACATGAAAAAGAAATTGCTGCCATACAGGGTGAACAACAAACGAAGCTACAAGACCAAAAAGGAAAGCAGGAGCAGGAAAAAACTGAAGCCCCCACCGCAGCTGCTTACAAGCAAGTCGAAGGCGCTCTCGGTCCTGCCTTAAAGGAATTGAAAGAGCACTTAAGCAAGCCGCGTAAGGTAGTCCGTGACGATAGCGGAAAGATAGTGGAGATTCACTAATGATTGGCATTGTGGCCAGTCGAGCCCGGCTCTATGGCTATGGATTTCCTGCGCCAGCAAATACCTATACAACCACGTTTCCTGCCATTGAAAACCCAATGTCTGATGGCGGTGTCTGGATTAATGGCGCAGATAGTTTTGGTACCCCAGTGCAGGTCAGTGCGGCAGGAAAAGTGCACGGCACACAGACCGGAAGTCCGCCGCCTTATGATGATTCGCAAGCATGGCTAGTTCAAAATTACACAACAAACCAAGAGGTTGAGATTACGGTCGCAAAGGCAAATTCTTCTGGACCTAATAAGGAAGTTGAATGCATTTTACACGCCACTATTGTTCCTCAGTTCACAGCGACTTATGGCGATACTAAAACAGATTGCTATGAATTGAACTGGAATCAGGCCGGTGACTATCTGATTCTTGGTCGTTACAAGATGGAGGAAATAGATCGAATTGCATCCCCACCAAGCCCTGCAAATGGAGATAGGCTTCGTGTTCGCGTTACTCAAAATGGAGCGAACCTAGACTTTCGATGCTGGATTAACGATGTTGCAAAGAATTGGACCGGAAGCGGGACGGACGTTGTGACCTATACTGGAAACCTAACGCATCCGTCTGGAAATGCCTTTGCGCCTGGACGCCATCCTGGAATTGGCTTTTATCGAGATGGGGGCGCGGCGAATAATGAGTTTTGGGCCACTCAATTCATTGCACGCGAAGTATGAGCATCACACGCGTAGCGAGCCAGGGTGGCGGTGTTACTAATAACAACGCGGCAACGGTGTCGCGTGCTTACCCTGGAAATGTCACTTCTGGAAATATCGTTATTGTCGCCTGCGGAAAATATGATCCTGGAAGCACTGTATTTTTAGCGGGAGCGGTTGCGAAGTCTGCCGGGACCGCAACGCTTGGCGCATTCGCATTGCACGCCCAGGATCAAAATTCTGGCGATACGCCGCACAATGTTGGTGTGTGGTCTGCGATTGTTACCGGCACAGGAAGTTTAACGCTCACGGTTACGGGATCATCAGGGTCATATTGGGTATTAGCGACTGATGAACTCACCGCAACCACCGGATTCGATGCATCCAGGGCAGAGGCCACCGCTAATACAAATCCTAATGGGGGAGCCACAAGCACAACACAAATAAGTGATGACATGACAAGCGCCGCTAATGCAGCATTTTTTGGCATGGTTGAACTATCGACTGGCGTTAATGTGACGGACTTGACTGAGGATGCAGCCTTTACTCGCGTCTATCGAGAGACTGATGGTACTTCAGGCACCGTCGGAACGGGTATGATTAGAATTGTTAGCAGCGGTACGACTGATAGGATTGAATCCACTACATCCAGTTCAGGCGCTCAGCTATTTATCGCTGTAGGGGTTGTGTTGAAGGAAATTGGCGGTGGCGGCGGAAGTGTTTTAGGCTCAAATTACTATCGACAAGTAGCGGGAATGTAAATGCAAAAGAATGTAGCCTCACAAAAGCTCATCGTTTTTGCATTCGATGCCACGACAAATCTACCCAAGACGGGGGATGCTGCGAATCTAACTGCCTACGTCTCAAAAGACTATGGATCTGTCACGGTGCTTGGCGACACAACAGCAACTGAGATGGATGCAACCAATGCAAAGGGCTATTACCTATTCGATTTAACGCAAGGTGAGACAAATGCCAATACGCTTTTGTTCTCCGCGAAGTCCACAACAGCCAATATCGTTGTAGTAGGGGCACCCTCGACAGTCTTTACCGATCCGCCTAATTACTCAACGCTTTTGGTCGATTCAAGCGGCAATCTTACTGGCTCAATTGGCTCTATAGCTGCTGGCGGTATTGCGGATGCTTCTTTCGCAACCACTGCCGGACCCCTCTCTAAGCTTGGCATTGTCGATCAAGGCACAGCACAATCTGCCACCGGTACGACATTGGTTTTGCGCGCCGCGGCTGCATTTGCATCGAGTGAGTTAATCGGCGCAACGATCTATATCGTCAGCGCAACCGCAGGGGCAGGACAGTCGCGTGTCATCACTGCCTATAATGGCGGTACAGATACCGCAACGGTCGATACCTGGACAACCACACCTACAGGCACGATCGTTTATCAGGTTTTTGCCACGCCCCCCTCAAGTTCAGCCGGGACTATCTCGGCGAATGTCACGCAGATTGCTGGACAAACAGCGAGCGCTGCGGGCGCCGTGACCTTCCCCGGAACGATTGCAAGCGCGACCAACATCACGGCCGGAACGATTACAACTGTGACAAATCTCACCAATGCCCCAACGGCGGGTGATTTCACGGCAACAATGAAGACCTCTATCGGGACTGCGGTTGCAGCTTCTGCGGTGGCATCAGTGACGGGCAATGTGGGCGGTAACGTGACGGGCACAGTGGGAAGTGTTGTCGGAGCTGTAGGAAGCGTCACTGGCCTTACAGCATCCGATGTCGGCGCAATTAAGGCCAAGACAGATTCATTGACATTTACTGCCGCAGGTAAGGTCGATAGCGCTATCAAAATCGTTGGTACCACAGTCCTGACCGCATCCGGCACAGGCGGGCAGGGATACGGTGGCTGATACTGGCCGAACAGTCTTTGCGAATAATCTCTGGGCCGATAGTTTTTGGGCGACAGGATTTTGGGCAACCACTGCCGCTGTTACGGTGCCGAATGTTGTAGGCGAGACCCAAGCGCAAGCTACCACAGACATTCAAGCCGTCGGGTTAACGGTAGGGGTCACAAGCGCCTATAGCGCGGTTGCTATTGGCTTAGTGATTAGCCAAAACCCCATAGGTGGTGCCCAGGTCGCTCCTGGATCAAATGTTGATATTGTGATTTCCCTTGGATCCGCGCCTGCCGTAGGTGGCTCGAATTCAGGCGGTGGTGGCGGCGGTAATGCTAATCGTGAAGCGTGGTCTCCCAAGTTCGAATTCACAAACAAAAAGGCGCATAAGAAAAAGCGAAAGTTAGATCAGAAAATAGCTACAGAGATTGAGCAACCAAAACTGATTTCATCGCCCGCTATAGCCAAGACGCTAGCGCATGATCTATTATCAAAAGCTGATGATGATGAGGAAGTCATTGCTGCTGTAATTGACTACGAAAACCAATTGATTGCTAAGTATCTTTCGAGATTGCAATGAGACGCCGATACGTTTGGTCACCAGAAGCTCACGCCCTAGTTGAAGTTGGCCTTCAACATAAAGAGCCTTTTGCCCCCGCTGTCTTTGGCGATCTTCCCGGCTATGAATCCCCTGTGACGGGTAAATGGATCGAGGGAAAGCGCGCACGCCGTGAAGACTTAAAGCGCACCGGCTCCCGTCCCTATGAAGGACGCAAGGTCGAGGAACAAATTGCCGCAAGCTTTCGTGAGGCAAGGGCGCGCGAAGAGGATAAGAAGCTAGAACGTGCTGTGGTCGATGTTTGGCAGCACTCGCCGGAACGTATTCGCAAGATGTTTAAGTAATATGGACCATACGGGAGAACCCCATGCCTTTGACTGAAGCCGCACCGACTGAAGAACCCCTTACCATTGATCAAGAAATGGCAGCGGATTGGGCCGCAATCAAAGAGAAACACAAGGAAGAACCAGAATCAGCGCCTGAAGCTGAAACACCAGTTGAAACTCAAGAGCAGAAAGACACACGCGCGCGAGATGAATCAGGCAAGTTCGTTAAGGCCGATAAGCCGACAGAACCAAAAGAGCCAGAGGTAAAGGGGCCACCGGCTGCGGAATCGTTGCCAGGAGAAAAGAATAAAGACCCGGCACCGCAAGACAACCAGCAGCCCCAGCGCGATATTAACCGTGCGCCCTCGACTTGGAAACCTCAGATTCGTGCAGAGTGGGACAAACTAACTCCTGCTGTACGTGCTGAAATCCATCGACGCGAAGCTGATTTCCAAAACGGCCAAGCTCAGCTTTTGCCTGATGCGAAGTTTGGCTCTGAAGTTCGCCGTGTTACAGAACCTTATCGAGCGATGCTAGAACAAGGATATGGCTCGACCGATCGCGGTATTGCTGCCTTCATGCAAAGTGCGGGCCTCTTGCAGATGGGCACACCTCAGCAGAAGTTCCAAGAAATCACTCGCATTGCTCAACAATTTGGAATAGATTTAGGCCAAGTGTCCGGGCAGAGCGAACCTCAAACCCAACAATTTTCAGATCCACGTGTTGATTCTCTGTTGCAGCAAATGCAGCAGCAGGAACAACAGCGACAAGCCGCTGAGTTTAGGCATTTAGAAACAACGGCCGATCAGTGGCTAAAACAAGCCGATGCGCAGGGAAATCCCTTGCGGCCTTATTTGAATGATGTAATGCAGGAAATGTCCGTATTGATTCCGCAGATCAAACAGGCAAATCCGTTATGGACTCAAGCGCAAGTTTTAGATCAAGCGTATGACCGCGCAGTCTGGGCTAACCCCGACACTCGTGCGGCGCTCCAAGGACGGCAGCAATCGGAACTCGAAGAGCGTCAACGGTCTGCAAACCAGACTCGTGTTCAAGATGCAAAGAGAGCCGCGAGCGTGAATGTACCGCGACGGGCATCCACCCCGTCCCCCGCTAAACCGGGCGACATGGTGGACACCATCACGAATACAGCACGCGAACTGGGCTTAATTTCATGAACACTAGGAGTCTCCCATGCCCGCAGGCGTTACCAGTATTTTTACCACGTGGTCCGAGTTAGCAACAACCACGTATCGCAAACATTCCACCGACGTTGCCGATAACGTCAGCAAGCACAATGCCCTCTATCGCAAACTCGCTGCGAAGGGCCGTATTCGTTTTGAAGATGGCGGCCTCTCGCTCGTAGAGCCGCTCGAATACGCATCGAACTCAACATATCAGCGTTATTCTGGCTATGACCCACTCAACATCACCGCAGTCGATGTGCTGACTTCTGCGGAATATGCCTGGAAACAGGTTGCTGTTAACGTGGCCGCTTCAGGTTTGGAGCTGCGCACCAACATGGGCGATAGCCGTATTATCAACTTTACGAAGGCTAAGATTCGTAATGCGATGAACTCCTTCAAGAACGGCCTCTCGACCGATATTTACTCGGACGGTACTGCCTCAAACCAAATCAACGGCCTTCAAGCGCTGATCTCAGATGCAGGCACCGGGACGGTGGGGCAGATCAATAGCTCAACCTTCGGCTTCTGGCAGAACATCGTGCAATCAGCTGCTGCACCTTTGCAGGGTGGCGGTGCCATTACCCCAAGTGCAACGACCATCGAAAGCCTCATGCTGCCGCTCTATATCAAGCTCACGCGCGGTATGGATCAGCCCGACATGATCGTGATGTCCGATGACTACTACACCTTCTACGAAAACAGCCAAGTGAGCCTAAAGCGTTATACGCAGTCAGCGGACTCGCCCTCGACATTCGATGCATCCGGCGGTTTCATTACCCTGAAATACAAGAGCGCCGATGTGTTCTTTGACTCATCGGGCGGCATCCCTGCGGCGCATGCGTATTTCATTAACACGGATTACCTGGAACTGGCCGTTCATCGTGATGCAAACATGACCATCATGGATGAGCTGCAATCGGTTAACCAGGACGCTGTGGTGATCCCGTGCTTATGGATGGGCAATCTATTAGTCAGTAATCGCTCACTTCAAGGAGTCTTGAAGGCGTAACAACTACCCAATTGTGTTTAGCCGGTGGGCGATAGCGCTACTCAACACCGGCTCCATTTTTCTCAGGAGTATTTCTCATGTTTGTAGCAATTTCACCGACCGTTGGTAATCAGCCTTTTAATGACTGGTTCGATCCCGATACAACTCAGCGTCAACCCCTCGGAATGGAAATCACCGGGTTCGACAATTACTGGGGTGCTGGTACGTTCCTCTATGTCAAGTCAGCCGATGCAATTCTGAAAGGCTCTGCTGTGATGTGGGATGAATCATTTAACGCAGCCTTGCTGCCTTCTGCGGTCACGCAGGGCTTCCCATTCGGCATTGCCATGAGCCCATTGCCATCAGGTGAATACGGCTGGATTCAGGTATGTGGTCGTGCGGTTTACAAGACCAATGCGACTGTTGCAGCGGATGGCATTATGGCCATTGCAGCGGCGGGCATTTTGGGTGCTACTGCAACCGGCAAACAGGTCATCGGCATCCGTAACCGCATTGCCGCGACCGGAACAGTGACGGCAACAGCACAAACCAATGCAAATTCTAACGTGCTCTATTTCCCGCAAGGCTATGACGGGTTTTTCTTAGGAATTACCATTACCGGGACAGGCATTAATGCATCGGCAACCGTTGCAGCGGCGCTAGATCCAGACGGTAAGCGTATCTATGTCGGCACAGCTATCGGCACTGCCACAGGACGTAACTCCACCGCAACAGGATTAGTAACGCTGACCGGCACCTACACTGGTTTCGGTTCTGGAATCATTAATCGCCCAACGTGCATGCAAATCGTCGCATAGTCCCTGGGGCTGGTTCTCAGCCCCTTTTTTTCTTAGGAGAACCCTAAATGATTGGTATTAAAACTGAAGTTATGCCGTTTGTTCGTTTTTACACGAAGGACTACGGCCGGAATGAAGCGGCGAGTGTTGAAAGTGGCGTTCATGTCCCTTTGCGTGCGACGTTTATTGAAATCACCGGCCATGGTAGTAAGGACTGTTCTGAATTTATTGCCGATGAATGGCTGCCCCGCAAGCGTGCGGATGCCTCACGAGGAAGTTACAACCTCAAATGGGTGGAACACTTTGAGGAACAATACGCGCAGTGGAAGAAAGGACATGAGCTACCCCGGCAAGGAACGCCGATTCTGACCTGGGCTACGATCAGTCCCGAGCAGAATGCCCGTGTCCGCGCGCTGGGCTATCAGGTTATCGAGGACCTTGCGGCATTGCCTGACAATGCCTTGGGTCAGCTGGGGCTCGATGGGCGTGTACTGCGTGACCAGGCCAGAGCATGGCTCGCTGAAGGCAAGGATAAGGGTATCAATGTGCGATTGATCGGTGAGCAAACCGCCAAGATAGACGCACAGCAAGCGCAGATCGACCAATTGCTAGTATTGGTCGCTGAACTCAAAGCCCAATTGCCTGAAAAGCGTGGACCCGGTCGTCCGCGACGTGAAGATAGCGAGGCCGCTTGAGTAAAGCGCCCAAGCAATTAGCAGTTCTAGAACTGCCGCTAAGTGTGGCTGGCCGTGTCACAGCCCTTTGGACTCATTTAGACAACTTGGGCATTTGGGGTGCCGCCCCTGCGTTACATTCCTGCGGCCAACAGCGGGACTCTCTAACCCTACCGGCAGGCAAGCAGGCAGCGGCATCTTAGCATGTCACTCTTTACGATAACGAAGTCCCTCGCGCTTCGGGTGATGAAACAAACCATCACCCAAGCCGTAGGCAATGCAGATCCTAAAGTAATTCAGATGGTCGAACTCATCAACGAGGAAGGCCAGGAGCTTGCCGCACGGCACAATTGGCAAGTACTGACGCAAGAATCAACCTTCACAACCGTTGCGACTGAATCTCAGGGACTTATTACCACGATTGCAGGTGTTGATTTTAATTTCGTGGTGAATGAAACCGTCTGGAATCGCTCAAGACAGCGTCCATTATTCGGTCCGCTCTCAGCCTCGCAGTGGCAAACCGTCAAGGCGCAATTTGCTCAGAGTCCTTGGGGGCAATATCGAATTCGGGGGAATACATTTCTGATCTATCCCGTTCCTGTAGCGGGAGATTCGATTTATTTCGAGTGGTGTACCAAATACTGGTGTACGGATACAACCGGGGTAACCGGTCGATCTGCAATGACGGTCGATACCGATATTGGGAAACTTGATGAACGGCTTCTAACACTGGGCGGTATTTGGCGTTGGAAAAAAGCACAGAAGCTCGACTTTGAAGGCGATCAGGAAAAGTATGAGATTGCCGTCAATGATGCGATTGCCCGCGATGGCAGTAAGCCAATCTTAAGTTTGGGTGGTGGTGGGACTGACTTCTTCCCTGGCTATTTGGTAAGAGCCGGTAACTACAATGTCCCTTAATCAGGAAATAAAAACCATCGGCGCACCGACCGGTGGGGTAAATGCCCGCGATGCGCTGGCCGCTATGCCTGATACGGACTGCATTGTCGGCGATAACATGTTTGGTACGACCTCTTACGTTCAAAGCCGAAACGGAAATGCCTCTTGGGGCACCGGCATGACCACAGCCGTTGAGACCGTCATGGCCTATAACGGTTTTGTGGTGCGAAAACTCTTTGCCGCTGCCAATAACAAGTTTTACGACATCACTGTCCAAGGCGCGGGTGTTGCAACGACTGTCACAGGAACGTCAAATAATCGCTGGCAACATCAGATGTTCAATGCGGGGGGTGGCAATATCCTGATTGCTGTGAATGGATCAGATGCACCGCGGAGATACGATGGTGGAACACAAGGGTCTATCACCTCGCTCGTAACGCTAGTCGGTGGCGCTGCTTACGTAAATGGCACCTATACCAATGTTCCCTTAACAGGCGGTGCAGGTACGGGCGCACAAGGAACATTCGTTGTGGCCGGTGGTGCGGTCACAAGCGTCGTTATTACCGCAGTAGGGGCGAATTACGTTGTCGGAAATGTTTTGGGAGTCAATAACGCAAGCCTTGGTGGGGCTGGGGCGGGATTCTCCTACACGGTCGAAACCGTCGGTGGATGGTCTACGACCACGATTGCAGGTTCTGGACTCACTGCAACTAACCTCATTACGATCACGATCCACCAACAGCGTTGCTGGTACATCGAAAAAAATACCATGAATGCTTGGTATTCCGGGCCCTCTGCGTTTCAGGGCACGCTTACCAAATTACCATTAGGGCAGCTTTTTAAGTTCGGCGGCACCCTCATGCAGATGGCGACCTGGACTGTCGATAACGCCGCGGGAATGAATGACTGGGCCGCTTTCATGACCAGTGAGGGGGAAGTTGCTATTTACCAAGGCTATGACCCATCATCCGCAGCTACTTGGGTCTTGGTGGGTGTGTTTCGTACCGGCCGTCCGATTGGGCGTAGATGTTGGGCTAAATATGGATCTGATGTGGTCATGATTACGACCGACGGTCTGGCTCCTATGTCAAAGCTTATGTCCACGGATCGCAGCCAAAATGGCGTGAACTTAACCGATAAAATCAGCACGGCTGTGAATTCGGATATTGGCGACTTTGTTGAATTCTTTGGCTGGCAAGTCATCGTCTATCCGATCGGTACAAAACTATTTCTGAATGTCCCCGAGGTTGAAAACTCCACCGCACATCAATGGGTCATGAATACCGTTGCAAACTCTTGGTGGCGGTTTAAGTCGTGGAATGCGAATTGTTTTGAGGTACAGGGAGATTTTCTTTACTTCGGTGGCAATGGTGGGATTGTTTATCTAGCCGATACGGGGACTTCAGATTCCTCTATTCCGATCACAATTGACTGCAAGCCTGCCTTCACGAGTTTTGGCAGCCCCGGACAGCAAAAAGTCTTTGCGATGGCCCAGCCGATCTTTCAGGCCACCGCGCAAATCGTGACGCCCATTATCACGCTTAACGTAGATTTTGAAGATGTGATAAACCAATCTCCGTTACTCAGTGTTAGCAGTCAGCCGCTATGGGATGTCTCTCTCTGGGATGTCACAAGCTGGGGTGGGGCGAATTATCTCTCCAAGGATTGGGAAGGCGTCTCGGGAGAAGGTAACTGGGTATCAGGTCGGCTTTCCATGCAACTTAAAGGGCTGACGCTCTTTTGGTTTTGCACCAACTACATGTATGAACCGGGAGGGCCGGTCTAATGGGCTTCGTTAAAAACGGTTGGGATAAATTAACCCATCAATCAGGGTTACTGGGAGAACCCTCTATCAGTAAGTTGGGGCATATGACCGGGGTCACAGGTCTCTATGAAGACGTGCTCAAAGGCTCAAAGCAAATGGGCAACTCCATTGCAAGTCCATTTACAGGTGGGCGCAATGTGTTCTCCGGGGTGAATCAAGACCCTAATTACGTGCCGCCGGCCGACCCGAATGCGCCGGGATCTATATTCAACATGAACAAACCTCCTGGGCCTGTTTATAACCCCGCTGCAATGCCTGCACCTGGAACCCCCACCAATGGGTTAGCTAATGGTGCGCAGAGTGGTGGCATCAATTGGGCGCCTATTATTGCCAAGGCACTCATGGGGGGTCAGCCACGCAAATGAAATGGGTGACGACAGAGCATCAAGACATCCTTGGTGCTTGGGCAATGGAAAAGATAAATTGGGGACGGTGTATCAACAAAAGTTGGGGACCGTTCACCGCGATAGGGCTGATTGATGAGACACAGATTTTAGCCGCGGTTATTTACAACGATTTTTACGAGGTTGGATGCGCGATACACATAGCAGCGGTGCCAGGAAAGCGATGGATGACACGCGAGTATCTACATGCGTGTTTCGAGTATCCGTTCATTCAACTTGGATTCGACCGACTAACGGGATATGTTCCTGCGACCAATATGGCCGCGAGGCGACTCGATGAGCATTTTGGATTCAAACAGGAAGGGGTGTTGCGTGAAATGCTTCCCGGCGGCGAGGACGTTATTGTTTATGGAATGCTTTCCAGAGAATGTAGGTATCTAAGACATGGGCAAACCAAAAGCACCCGCCGCACCCGATCCGTATCAGACGGCAGGCGCACAGACGGAATCGAATCAAGCGAATGCAGCCTACATGGCGGCGCTCAATCGCATGAACACCTACGGACCGACCGGGAGCCAAACCTACAACAATGAAGGCAATGACCCAACCACGGGTGCGCCGGTCTATTCGTCCCATACAACTCTCTCTCCTGAGCAACAGGCGCTTTACAACAGCAACACAACCAACCAACTTAATCAAAGTGGCTTCGCTGGGAATGCCTTGGATCAAGCAAGGGGCGCTTATCAGCCTATCAATACCAATTGGGACCAGCAGCAGCAAAAGTCTCAGGATGCACTTTATAGCCGGAATACGCAGTACTTAGATCCGCAGTTCGCACGTGAAGGGAAAGGACTCGACGCAAAGCTTGCCGCACAAGGCGTGATGCCGGGTAGCGAGGCTTACAAGAATGCAATGGATCAGTTTGGCGAGACTAAAAATCAAGCCTATGAAGGTGCTAGAACAGATGCGATCTCAGGAGCTACAGGGCAGACGGGTCAAAACATTCAGCAGAGCATTGCGCTTCAGAATCAGCCGCTCAATTACTACAATTCCTTGATGTCAGGGAGTCAAGGCTCTGTCCCTCAGTTTAGCCAAGCCTCCCCTATCAGTACTAATCCCGCCGATGTGTCGGGAGCCATTAACAACAACTATCAATCGCAGATCGGTAACTACAATTCCGATGTGAATTCCCGTAATCAGACGATGGGAACAGCGGCGCAATTAGCGGCGATGTATTTTATGTTCAGCGATGAACGACTGAAGGATGACTATGGCGTTATTGGCGAGACGCCTGAAGGAATTCCGGTCCATGCTTATAACTATAAGGGCGAGTCCGAACCCCGCATCGGTGTGATGGCGCAAGAGCTTGAGAAGAAAATCCCAAGCGCTGTGGTGAATCATCCCTCCGGCTTTAAGATGGTCGATTACTCGAAGGTGCGATGATGGCCGCCAATCCATTCTCGCTGCTGAAGACTCCGCCGATGGATGCATCGCAAGCTCAAGACCAATACAGTCTTGGGCAAAAGCAAGCTTTAGTGCAGATGATGCAGCAAGCGGCCTTAAGTCAGAACATGCCGCAGCAAGGCGCAATCGCATCGCCAACTTCTCCGCTTGTGCCGCTCATGCAAGCATTGATGGGCTACAAAGCCAAGAGCGCACAAGGAGAGCTAAACCAAGGCTATGCAGATTACGCCAAAAAGCAGCAAGACCAGCGCGCCTCCGCACTGGCATCGATGCTAGGCGGCAAAGCACCGACAGAAAAAGTAGATATGAACACGGCAATGGCGCAAGCAGATCAAGCTATTCGCTCTGGCGTGCCAAAGGAAATTGTGGATACATATCTTTCGACAGCGAAGGAGTCAAACAAGCAGCCGAGCCTACAAAGCACCTCACATGGCATGCGCTTCAATCCACAGACAGGCGCTTACTCTGATGCAGATGGGAAGCCGCTGACTGATGAGGAAGTTCAAGCGCGGATGTCAGCGACTACGAAACGCAGCGTTGAATGGAAGGATGTAGGCGATAAGCTGGTTCCGGTGTGGAATGACACAGGGGAGGATGTACCTGGGATAAAACCAAAACAGAAAGGCATGACGCCTACTCAAGCCAGTAGTAAATTTACAGACGGAGATTCTAACCTGCTTGCGGCATTTGCTGAGCGCGGTGTCTCCTTGCCCACTGGCTTGCGTTCAAAAGAGCAAATATCGAATACCTTAAAGGGACTTCGCGCGCGTAATCCTGACCTCAATGAGGATCAGATTGCCGAGAAAGTTGCGAGCGGTCAAATTGACTTTGGCGTTGAGAAGAAAGAGACGCAAGTCGCAGCGGGTATTGGCGGCAAGATCGCTTATGCTGAAAACGAAATAAAGCAAATCACCCCGCTTGTTCGCGAGGCATCGGCAAAGGTTCCGCGCGGATCATTTGTGCCATGGAACAAATTGAGTCAATACACAGATGCGCAATTGAGCGATCCGAACTTGAAAGAACTGAAGTTATATATGAATACGCTATCTAATGCGTACGACATGCTCGCTGCACGCGGTGGCACTGACATGGAGAAGCGTAAGCATAATCGCGAGATGTTCGATACGGCCGATAGCCCGCAAGCGCTCGAAGCTGCATTGAAGGCGGTGGAGAACGAAGCGAGAATTTCCGGTAAGGCCGCTGCTGTTTCTGTGATTCCTAATCGACGCAGACAGGAAGAATCACCGCCGACCGATCTTGCCTCCGCCGCACTAGCCGAGCTAAAGCGCCGTGGACTTAAGTAAGCTCAACGAACAAGACCTACGCGCGCTCTCTGCGGGCGATATGTCGAAGCTGTCGGAGGAAGGGCTGCGACTGATCGCTGGCACGCCAGATCAAGGTCCAGGGCGCGAAGCAATGGCGACTCGCGATCCTAATGAGGTCGATCCCGTCACCGGACGAACACGCGGTGATATGGAAGCGGAGCTTGCACAGTCGAAAAAACGCCCAGGTTGGGAAGATTCGCTAACCCGCGTCGGCCGTGAAGGCGTTCGCCAAACCGGTCGCGTGGGCCGTGATGTCGCACAAGGCGCAATGGGATTGCCTGCGCTGCTACTCGATGCTCCGCTAGCTGCGGGAACCAAGCTCGCAACAGGAACAGCGCAATTCCCCTTCTCGAAGTCACTGGCTCAACTAGACAACCCACTTATTGCCAATCAAGGCAAATGGGAAGACCGCGCCAGCGTCTTAACGCGTGCGTTATCCGGCGCTGCAACCGGCATGGGCGCGGGTGGCGCAATCAGTGGTTCTGCTAATCCGGTGGTGAGCGGTCTGGGTGCCACGCTCGCCAATCCTGTGGGCCAAACGGCTGCCACTGTGGGTGGAGCGATGGGCGGCCAAACTGTCAAGGAATTTGGCGGCGGACCTGTTGCTCAAATGGTGGGAAGTTTTGTCGGTGGACTTGCTCCTGGCGGCGTAACCTCTGCGCTTCGCGGTGTCAGCCCCACACAGTCAGCACAAACCTTGCTCAACAAAGGCGTTGATCTCACGCCCGGTCAAATGAACCCAGGCGGCAAACTCGACAAGATCGAAGGCGCATGGCAATCCATGCCGATCATCGGCACTTCATATGCCAATGCGCGAAAGAACGCGGAGCGACAGGCGATAGAATCCGTGATTCAAGACTCTGTAGCACCGGGTGGAAAAATAACGCCCTCAAAAGACCTAAACGCCGTGCTGGATAGCGCCAACGACACCTTTGGCCCAGCCTACGACACTGTGAAAGGCTATCCGTTAGTCCTTCAAGGCGGTAAGCCGGTGATTGTCAATCAAGGCGCAAATGTTCCGCTTCAGACGGCCGTGTCTCGCGCTCTATCCAACAGAGGGATTGACGCGTCGCCCTCTGCTCGCACGCAGGCAAGTAGCTGGCTCGCAAATCAACTCAACCGACCCATGAAAGATAGCGGTGACTTATTGCGGGTGCGCAGTGAGATTCGTACGCGGATACGCGGCATTAAAGATCAAGGCGAGGAAGCACAGGGCAAGCGAGCGCTTTACGAAGCGGCAGAAGAGCAGGTTACTAATGCGCTTGAATCTCAATTACCGAAGCAGGCCACGCAAGAGCTAAAAGGCATCGACGCTCAATACGCTAAGTTTAAGGTGATTGAAAAAGCGGTAGCGAAAGCTGGCGATAAAGAGATGACGCCTTTCATGTTGTCGCAGGCCGTGAAGGGATCGACCAGCGAAGGCGACTATGCGCGCGGGGGTGGATTACATCGCGATACTGCAAAAGCAATGACAGAGACTTTCACCAAAAGCCCAGAAACAGGTGCACGATTACCTTTCATCGCAGCGCCTTTCGCTTCTGCGCCGATTGGTATTCCCGCCATGCTCGCGCATGCTGGATTGACGTTGACAAAACCTGGTCGAAATTTCGCGGCCGGTGGCTATCAATGGCAAAAGAATCTAGCGCCCTATAATCCGCCGGTTAATCCGCTGGCGCAGAACCTCGCGCAGATTTTGCAGGGAGCGCAATAATGGCTTTCAACGGCGCGGGCCTACCTTTTAAGAAGAGGGACTTCTATAGCTTGTTCTATAGTCCATCCGCTGCAAATTCTATTTGCGAAGGTTTTTTGCTTCATACCAATAGCTTCAGCCCACTCAACAACCGTCTTTGTTTCTCCTTTATATTTAAGCAAGCGGTTAGTGCGCCTATTGCGCTGCTGTTGCTTTCGTGTGCGCCACTCGCAATTATTTTTAGAATAGCCTTTACTATTGTCGATCCTATCAAGCGTGAGATTATTGGTCGGCTCTCCCATGTCAGAAAAAAAGGATTCAAAAGAATTAAGCCATTCTTTGCAAATAGTAATGCCACGCCCACCATAATCTTTGAAAGCTCGGTTATTTTTATTGAGGCACCGCTGCTTCATTGCACACCAAACCCCATAAGCCTTCGATCCAGACAGTCCGTGAAAATCAAGGCTTTCTCGCATGTGGGCGGCGCGTTCCGCCGAAAGCTCGGCTCTTATGCAGCCACAAGAACTTATTTTTCCGTGAGTAATATGGTTCAGTCTGATAAGTTTTTTCGATCCACAACTACACATGCAGTTAACGTAGCGAGGGCAATCACCGCCTTCATCAAGGATCGTCAGTCGCCCAAAAACAAGACCGGTAACGGTTTTACGAATTGGCATATTTCCCCGCATATACTTAATCCAGTTATAGGAGTATATCATGCCGGGATTTAATGGAGTCGGAAATTTTATCCGCACCTACAACTGGACTCAGGATGCGGCTAATGCGATTCCTATTCTAGCAGCGCGCTTCGATACTGAAGACAATGGCTTCGCAACTGGCCTGTCAAACTGCATCTGTCGCGATGGTCAAAGCACGATAAGCGCTGATATACCGTTCAACAACAAAAAGATTACGGGCCTAGCTGATCCGGTTTCCGTTGCCGATGCGCTAAACCTACAGACGGGCGACGCTCGATACGCGCCTATCGCAGCGACCACCGGAAGTTTTACCGCCAACCTGACGGACATGGCATCGGCCACCACGGGAACGGTAAACTACCGAATCATTTCCAATCAGGCGTTCTTATGGGCGAATGCCTCTATTCTTGGGACATCCAATGCCGCAGGATTGACGCTTACTAATTTACCGGCTGCCCTTCGCCCAGTCCATGCTGTCTGGGCTGCATGTCCAATCGTGGACAGCAGTGATGTTGCTCAGGTATCGGCGATTATTTCGGCGGGAGCCAGCACGATTGTTTTCCAAAACGATACATGGTCTGGAATCACGTTATTTACGCCCTCTGGAAGTAAGGGCCTTCCGCTTGGTTGGCAACTTTCCTATAACCTGAGTTAATTATGGCATTCGACGGTAACTTATCGGCGCAATACAGAGGTTTCCATAGCCTGAGCTTGCTCCACTTATGAGTCCAGTATTAGGAGATTTTCATGTCTGGATTTGATGGATCGGGCCAGTTTATAAGATCATATTCGTGGGTCCAAGACGCCGCGAATAGTATTCCTATTACTGCCTCACGTTTCGATACGGAGCATAACGGATTCGCTGCTGGATTAAGCAACTGCATCACTCGTGACGGACAAGGAAAGCCAAGCGCAAACATTGATTGGAACGCGCATAAGATCACGAACCTTGCAAATCCCACTGGATTGCAAGATGCAGTAACGCTCACCTCATTGACGAATCCGACCGCGCTCACTGTGGGGCCGGATAAGGTACAGACCGCCGCCGAAATCGCCGCAGGCGTGACGCCGACGAACTACGCCTACGACACAACCAACTATGGTGAGCCGTTTCGCTATATGTCGGCGGCGCAAATAACCGACGTTTTAAGCGCTGCCAGATCTCTTGATGTTACGGCTGCGATCACAACCGCCCTTTCTCTCTCCAATGATGTCTGGCTCCCAGCAGGAGATTGGCGTACCGATACGATGATTACCGTACCGCCTGGCAAGATGCTAAGGCTATCTCAAAAGGCGATGATCGTTCGTGTAACGGCAGCCTCAGCAGTTACGCCGGTCGTTTATTTGCAGGGGACTCGATCGGCATTTGATGGCGGGCAGATTGCCACTGAAAAGAACCATGCGGGTGGGGTTGTTGCATGCGGACATTTGGACAATACGACTAATTCAGTCGCCACATGGTGGCAGCTTAGGAACGTCAACATCGAGGGTGTGGCAGCAGCTGGAAATATTGGTATCTTCGTGCCATCAGGACAAGCAACCATTGGCCCGACCGCCGTCAATTACTTTGGCAACATTCACAATGTCCATGTTCATAGTGCGGATATTGGGTTGTTGTTTGCTGAAGTTGCGAATGCCCATAGCGGCTCTGATTTGCAATTTTGGAATTGCCGAACAACTTGCATTGAATTTCGCGGGGCAGGTGAGAGCAGTCTATCGAATATATTCTTCCATAGCGGATCTGCGAATGGCCTAGTCGGTATTCGCTTAAGCAATAAGACCGTATACACAAATCCGAGTACTATGAATACCATCATAGGGTTTACGGATGAAACCGGCGGTGCGGCGGACCAGTGTGTTGTTATTGGCACGGAACCCACTAAAAACACCATCATCGGCAATGACAACGTTGCTGGCGGTAATACGATTAGCAACCGAGCCAACCGCGTCATCCTCAAGGGCCAAGATATTTGCGGCGAACAGGTGGCAACCGACACGCTGGTCGCTTACACCAAGTTTCAGGTGTCAAACACATTTAGCGCAACTCGTAATTGCTTTATCGAAAGTAACAATACGATCAACACAGTTGCGGTCGGTGGAACTTTGGTATTAAAGACCGCTATCGCATCCGGTATGTTTACGCTTAGAAATGCAAGCGATGGTGTCACGGCGGTTTTAATCAATGATTCTGTGACTGGGGTCAGGCTACTTGATGGCGGCGGATTTGCGGTAGTTGGCGCTGATCCTGGGGCCGGCTCGTCTAAGTTTTGGGTTACTCAAGCAGCCGGGGTCATTACGATTACAAATCGTTATGCCGTCGCAAAGCAGATGGACGCATTCACCTTTGCAAACAACTAGCGAAATGATGAGGCTCTATGGCTAACGGCGAAAGCGTTCCCTCCGCGATGGGTAAAGCTCAAGCAACGATGCTTGAGTACATTGCTTCCAAAGCCCGTGAAGGCGATCACGGAGATGCTGCCGATCTTGTTGCGCTCATCAATGCGCTAGGGGCATACAACGAAAAGCATGCCGCTGGCAGTAACGGCACTAAGAGTAAAGTCGCAGTGCTAGTCTCCTCGCTTGGGATGATCACTGCACTGGTGTGTTTTTTGGGTGTGAAGTTATTGACCGTATCGGAGACTCAGTCTGGCATGGTCGCTAATCAAGCGGCATTAGTTGCTGATGTTGCATTTCTGAAAGTGGAGCTAACGAAGTGCCAGAAGTTAAACCCATAGCAAGTCTAAGTAGAATTGGAGACAATAGCCCGCAGATGACTGCCAATTTCTTTGGCATGCCCAAAGATGTATGGATAGGAATCGCCCTAGGAGTCAGCGTCATCGTGAATGTATTTCTGATCCTTTCCTATCGAACGCTTGAGCGCGAAACCAGGATGTACCAGTACTATTTGCTCGAACTTGACGCCAAGTTTATAGGTGCCGGTCTTAAAAAACCGGATGAAGCAATTGCCAAGAAACTACAGAAACAGGAGTAATTTATGAGTGGTGGAGCCGGTGGAATAGTAATTATCGAGGATGGCACGCAGCAGACGCACCTTGAGGTATATTTGAACAACAGCGTCTCGGATGAGGTTAAGAACGAATTGCACGCGATTCAGGATCGTTCGGTCGTGCACATCAGCTTGGCCGATAAGCTCAGGCTATTTCTTTTGCTATGGAATCTGCTGCACTGATGGTTGAAACACAAAGACAAAAGCAATCGCGATTTGCCCTTGGAGTCGCATTGCTTATTCAAGAAGCCGATGCTAGAGGTTATGCCGTAACACTTGGCGAGGCATGGCGAACGCCTGAGCAGGCAAAGTGGAATGCGGCGCAAGGTATCGGTACAGTAACGAGCTTGCATATTGAGCGACTGGCAATTGACTTGAATTTATTCAAGGACGGCGTTTTTATTACGGATGGAACCGGACATACTGAACTTGGAGCATGGTGGAAGGCTTTAGGAGAAGACCATCGCTGGGGTGGAGACTTCCAGAAGAAAGATTACAATCATTACAGTATTACTCCAGACGGAAGGCGCGCATGAAAAAAGACATCGAACACCAGCCCTGGCTATTCATTGCGATGCTGATCGCGTTTGTCGTGTTCTTAGCATTCACGCTGCCATCCCATGCAGATACCATTGTCGTATGCTCGCCATGCATCCCTAAAGCGACGGTTGCCTCATCAGATCTTGTGATGGTTGGGCCTGAGTCGCAGGGAAGTGGCCCATATGATTTTGTAGCCAAGCCGTTGCCCTCATCTATGTATGGCTTTCTACCCCCTGATGCGTTGGTCGCAACATGCTCTAACAATGCGACCGACCTTAAGCTTTGCATCATGACGCTAACCCGGCGCCGCAACTTACCTGATCCAAACTCGCCCCCGGTTGCAACCTCCAACCCCCCTATTCCAGCAGCAGATGTAATTGCCATTTGTACACCGGCCCCACCTCGCAATAGCGTCACGACTGTGTATCAAAGCTGCGGGATAGTAAACGGTATTGCAACTACTTCTTGGGCATTCCATGTTGTCAAGACAACCGTCTTAGACAGTGTGGTCTATAGGCAGGTTCTTAATGCAGCGGGTGGACCTGGGGACGTGGTTGCCATCGTTGCAGGATCAGCGCCAGCGGATACTGAGTGCGATGCGACACAGACCTTTAGCACAAAGGGTGTAACCTACTACCGAATCGACAAACGTGTCGTTACCTTTTCCGGCAATCAGAAACCTGCCGTAGTCTGGGCGAAGTGTCCGGGCTAATCATTGGAGAATCTCATGTCTAATTTCCTAGTCACTGTACAAACCTCTTTAGTTACCCTTGACCCAGGCGTTACGCTGGATCGCATCGAAGTCGATGTGACCGATTCAACCGGCCAAGTGTTTAGCCAATCACTGACAGGCAGCGAAACCCCGACATTTACCGGTAGCTTTGCGCTCGCTGAAGGCGTTGGGTCTATGACCGCTCGCAATATGTCGCCTGTGGGCATTATCGGCTCGCCAGTGGGTCCAATATCGTTCGATACGGCCACGCTTGGCGGCGGCACTGGCACGCAGGCAAATGTTGCTACCGGCCTTACCATTGCGCGCGCGCCGTGAGCAAGCCAAAGACGCCACATGGTCGGCACCATGAGGAACCCCGCGAGCCTGTAAAGCATAGTGGGGAACTTGCGGTTGAGGTGGACATCCTTAAGCACATCGAGCGTATCGACAGTCAGCAGCGTATTAATCACGATTTGCTGCTTGAAATAAAGCACGCACTCGCGAAGTTGGGCGTGCCGTTTGCGGTTGGACTGTCTATCGATCGCGTCAAGTGATTCATAAGCACCCACGATGCGCGGATGTGTATTCCAGTTCCTCTGGCGCAATGGGGCGCGTAGCCTTTTGGAAAACAAATCTGCATTGGGAAACTAAAGTAGGTTTGCTCTTTACAGTGCCACTCGTTACGCGCAGCTTATGAATGATCTAGCCCAATGGGGAACGCTCATTACCATTCTCGGTAGCATCGCGCTCCAGTTCTACAATAGTTACAAGTCGAATAGGCGAAAAGACAAGCAGGACGAAATGCTGTTTCAGCAACGCATTGCAACTGAGAAGCAAGACGTAAAGCTTGAAGCACTGCATGTCGCCACTAATGGAATGAGCGAGCGTCTTGCTGCGGCCAACCTGCAACGAGGGGAAGCCGAAGGTCATGAGCGCGGGCTGAAAGAAGGTCGCGCAGAAACTAAAACCACCGGAGATCATCGATGAGAAAGCTACTGTCGATCCTGCTAGCCATCACGCTCCTTAGTGCCTGCGTCACCAATCCTAACGGCACGCAAACGCTATCGCCTGAAGGTGAGGTGATTCTGACTACCTCGATCAATATCGCAGTACGCCACTTCGTCACTGGCGATCCGCGGGCCAGCGAGAAAGTCGCGCATATTCGCATAATCGTGGCGCGAGTACAGTCAGTCGTTAATTCTGAATCAACCCTGTCCGGCTTGGCCGAAGTTGCATCCCAGGAAATCGACAAGCTTAATTTGACGCCGATTGAAAAGGCAGACGCGCATGACTTGCTGAACCTGATTGCGGTGGCGGTCGAAGCTAAGCTAGGACCGAAAGCACTCGATACACCTGGGCTCGTTAAGGTGCGGCAGTTCTTGGCACAGATACTCGCTGCAATCCCTGCCGTTTAGCCGACAGACGCCACGGAGTGGCTGTGCTATAGCCTACCTACAACTTAGGAGGTTCTATGAGCGGTATAATTACAGTCATGTGGCTTTTGGTAGTCGGAGCGTTTGTCGCTGCGATCATGTCGGCAATCGGCAAGTGTCCACTCTGGGTAAGTGTTATCTTGCTCTGTATCATCGTGGCCCTTCAGGTATTGCCGCTGAAGTAAGATGTTCACGACGAAGGGCGGCTCGATACTCGAAAACGGCACCCCTATACAGCTTAGAGGGGTAAATCACTATGGATTCAATGACAAAATACTGAAGCCAATGATGCTTTGGGTGCAGGGCTGGAAGGAACAGCTAGCGCACATAAAATCACTGGGCTTTAACGCCATTCGCTGTCCATTCGTTCCTGACACGCTCTACGCCGCGAAGGGCGTAGACAGCTTCATGATTCCGCTGAATGACGACCTAATCGGCAAGTCGCCACTGCAAATGCTAGATATGTGGATGGCTGAGGCAGATCGCTTAGGGCTTTACATCCTGCTAGATTTTCACAGCGTCAGCGCCGTTAACCAATACTTTCATCCGTTCGTAACAGATCCCAACGAATACGGCAAAGGCAAGTGGGTCGAGACGTGGAACGGCCAGCCGTATACTACGGAAGATTGGGTTCGTGATTTATGCTTCGTTGCAAAACGCTATGCACACTTACCGCGCTTCATAGCTATTGATATTTTCAACGAGCCGCATGATCGAGTGCGCTGGACCACAGGTGGCGATGCTCAATGGAAGCCGCTAGCTGAGTCTGCCGCAAACGCTATTTTAGGCGCCAACCCCAACCTGTTAATATTTGTCCAAGGTATAACCGCTAACTGGGATGGCGTCGAGAAAGCAGTAGAGGAAAATTGGGGCGAGAATTTACAGCCGCAGGCTTACTCACCGCTCAGCATTAGAGCGGATAAGTTAGTTTTTTGCGCGCACACATATGGGCCCCACGTATGGAATAAGGCGTCTTTCTCCGCGCCAACCTTTCCAAAGAACCTTGCCGCTGACTGGGAAACGTTGTTTGGATTCCTCTCCCCAAAGTTCGCGGTCTGCCCAAGTGAGTGGGGATCGACCTATACAGGTCAAGACAAGGTGTGGGCCGATGCGTGGGTCGATTACCTCATAGCTAAGGGCATCACCTCATCGTTTTTTTGGGCCTATGTAAATTCTCCCGACTCTGGTGCAATCATGGAAGGCAACCCGCTGACCGTAAGAGCCGACAAAATGACCCTACTACGCCGTCTCTGGTCCGCCCAGGCGCCCCAACCAGTCCCGCCAGCTACCACGTCTTACGCTGTCGTAGATACGCTCACAAACACCCGCGTAGGCACCCTAACGCTAAATAAAAAGTAATACCTCAGTGCAGCCAGCGAGAATAGCAGCCATAACAATTCCGTAGATTGCGTATCTAGCAATCTCTCTGAGGCTCTCTGGGTTACGCGTGCATCCAGCTAGAAAAACGTTCGGATTCAATTCAGTTCTGTATTTCATTATTGCCCCACTCCTGCATTTTGCAGCTTCTAAATACAAAAATATTAGGCACCGGGCCACCCCATAGAAATCTAGCCTTACCATTTACCGTGCGTCGAATGAAATGCACATATTCGCCACGCTGCCTAAGCGTACGCGCTCGTTTCGCCGACACCTCGCGATTCTGTTTAAACTTAGGCGGCGAAAATATTTTATATCCCCATGGCGAAGGGATTGAACGGAATTCTTGCATTATCTCCGCAAGGCGCACAGTAAACTCATCGCTCGAAAGTTGTATTTTTGTTAATGCTGCCATGTAGTATTCTCCCATCATGGAAAAGTCAGACTACCTCATCGCCTACGCCAAACATTCCGACACCAAAATCCTGCACTACTGGATACCGGAGCAGGACACTCGCATGCGTACGCTTTGCCCATCCTCAGAGACAGATAGGATGTTTTTGCTAACTGACACAGAAGGGAAGCGACTGTGCGCGCATTGTAAGCGGCGGGCTAAGAATCCGAAGTAGGTGACGTTTCCGCAAATGTACTGGCCGCCAATTCCCAGTGATCGACGTCGAGCGCCTCGCCTTCTTGATACCAACCAATGCGCGCGCCAAGATTGATTGGCGCATCGTGTCGGTACTTGAATCCGCGCTCCGTAATTTCCGTAACGGTGGCAACCGGATAGTGTCTATAGAGAGAATTCAGCGGCAATACCCGATCCCCTACCTTGAATTTCGATTGTTTGATCATCGTGCGAATCTCTTCCGTGCGCGGCATGTGACCGGCCTCGACGTCGACATCGGGATCATTCTCGATTTGTTCGCGAAGCTGTTCGGTGTTGAACAGCATTTTCATCGGCGGCTTGACCTCTGGCGCAGGATCGTCTCCACCTATCCACATAGGCGAACAGATTCGGCCGCAGATTCGGCACTCACAATCGTGCGGCAGACTCACTGGGATTGGTTTCATGGCCGCACATCTCCCTTCGTTGCAGTAATACCCTCACATTCTGGACAGCCTGGACATTTAAGCGGCCAATGCCGTGCGCAGTGAATATCGGTATCGTCATGTTTCACTAGACCCGATTCCTTCGTTGTACCAAGCCGATGTGCCTGTTTGCAGACAATACATTCATCTTCAAAGCGCACACCATGAACGCATTCGTCTGTAACGTCACTGGGCTCATCCGGTGTCGCGGCTGGCTCAAAAAGCCAATCAAACGCAGCTTGATCGGCCGCAAATGAACGCGGCTCGTCGCTCATTTCTGTGTCTATGTTCGTTCCCCATGAGCGCAGTATTGAGTCAAGATAGATCGTGACTTTGCGATTGCCGTGGCGCACCTCAAGTGCGATCGCTCTCAATCTCTCAATCTCATCGCACAGATCCTCGACATCGGTAACTGTTGCCTGTCGCGGACTTTGTTTGATGGTGTTGAATTGCGCTTTGGTCAGGGTCATGGCTTTATGGCCTTCTTTGATAGTGAACGGGCTATCTTTAGCCAGCGGTTGTATGCATTGATCTCTGCCTTAATATGCGATTCAGGAATTTCGCCGTTTACTGTGAAAGCAGCGACCACGCCATCCCGCATAGACTCAATTATTGGCGCAGCCTGTTCGATCAGTTTTTGCATGGCTAGAAAATCTTTCGTCATGGCTTTACGGTCTCCTGTGATAGGGCTGCGTCTATAAACGAATCCAGTTCGCCAGGCATAAGCTCTGCCCAAATACCTTGGAAGCCGTCAGGATAATTGCCAACTTGCCCCTGGATTATCGGCCGCAAAAACCGATACCGCGCCGCGTCTTTCTCCGCTTCATTTGCCCGCGCTTCCGCCCGTATGCGCCTGGCAATCTCGTCTCGGTAAAGGTTGGCGACATCGGATAGCTCAGCCGCAATCTCCTGACGTAGAATGCGCTCGGATTCTAGGATGGCATAGACAGCTTTTTGGTCATACTGGCCGCATTCGAAATCAGCGCTGCCATGCGCAATAGGTAGTTCTTTCGTCATTTTTGAATGCCGGGGGTCGCTCATGATGTTCTCTGTAGTCGTTTGTCGATGATGGCGAGAAGCTCACGCTCGGTGCCGTACTTAGCGACGAACTTACGCTTCTGTAACGCGAATGACGGGCCGAACATTTCTGTCGCTTCACTTACCGTCCAGTTGTACGGCGGCTCGCCTCTGTGGTGAAAACTGCAAAGTGGTAGGGTTGCCATATGTCCGCCTGAGTGCTTTCGGTATCCCTTGTCAACAATATGGTGAACCTCTACCTGACTGAAGCGATAGACCGCGTTACCTATCTCGCAAGCTATGCATGTCATCGCTTTTATTTCTGCCATCCGCGAGGCTTCTGCCTTCGTCGGTTTCCCCGTTGACTTCCCGCGCTTCATGCCGCCACCAACACCAACACACCGCATTTATAGCAGGTCTTGCCACGAACCCCGCCATTCACAAATGACGTGCGAAGTACTCCACCGCACATAAATGGGCAGAAGCCTTTCTTTATTCTGTATTGCATGCCGCTCATCTAGTTCTCTTGTGTCTATCAGGGTCAGGAATCCACACGCCACAATCTGCGCCCATTTGTTGAACCTTCGCGTAAAAGTCGTTGAATACATCCCAGCTAATAACGTCACGCTTTCCATCTGGCCCCTTTGTTGTTGTGCGAATCGGGAATGTATTTCCTAACACGGTTTTCTTGCCGAAGAATTCTTCGCATACGATCTCATGCAGCTCCTCGTCTGTGCATTCCAAGTGCGAGCACAGCGGCGGATAGGCTACACCAAAGAGTGCATTGTTCTGATGATCCGTCCGATCTCCTTTCAGTTCGTCGATGCGGATGCGCCATGCCTTTTGCTTAGGCAGCGCAGAGAGAAACGCAACTACGCGGGCAAGGTTGCGGGTCTCTTCGCATCTGGGCAGGATGATTGTTCCCATTAATTTCTAGCGCCAGGCCCGCCGTTCTTTGCCTTGTGTAGATTGATTAAGTCCTTCCAATTCTTCTTGCTGAATATCCCTTGCTTTGCAATCTCGTCGGCCACCGCAATGTATAGCTCTTGATCGCGGTTAAGTTCTTCGTGAATCTTAAATGCCGCCGCAGCATGGCCGAACTCGTCCAGGTCTGTTGATTTCATGTCGGCGATTTTGGATACCCAAGCCTTAACCTCGGCAGGCTCGGCATTTATCTCGCCTCGTGGGTCGTTTCCCTTGCCGCTGGCCGCATTGCCATCGTCATCCACCTGAGCCAAGCCCACCATTGCTGCCAGGGCATAGCGACGGGCGTAAGTCAGCGCAGACCCCACGGATTGAGGGCTGCCATCCTTGGGAACCATCCGTAGCATGCTCTTGATCCATTGGCCGCTAGCGTGGGCTAGGATCGTCGTAAGGACTACCCCTTGTTCATCGGCCGCAGGCACCTGGATAACGCTAAGGCCGTTCTCAGAGAGCGGCAGGCGGCAGGAATCCCAGCAGGCCGCAAGATCTGCGTACTTTGACTTAAAGAACGGATTAGCCGAGTCCTTCAAGGCGCCGGTAATCTTACCCTGTGCTTTCGCTAGCGCCGTCGCCAGTTCGTTAATCGACTCACTTTGCTCACTCATGCTTTCTTCCTCTGTTTCAATTCCGTGACCGTGGCCCGCGATTCGATCTCTTTGCGCTGTGCTTTTTCGAGCTTGCGTAGAAACGCGCTCTTACCTGTCTTGCGCTTAGCGGGAGCGGGGTTGTATTTACCGTAATCGAATTTCATTTTGGTGGCTCAGGTAACGGCATCCAATGCGTGGGCTTGCTGAGGCCAGATGTGCTCCACCAAGAAGCAGCACCAAACTGCCCCTCGTAGTCAGCTCCCTGGTCGGTATCGGAAATCCATCCGCCTTCCGAGCTATTCGTGCCATCGGTAAGCAGAATGTTTCTGTCCTTCGGCGCAGTCTCGATGGGTCGCCAACTCATGATAGCCACGCAAGCACAGTAATAAAAACTATAAGCGCCAATGTCCCTGCAAACGCACCTCTAGCTATGTATCTCCGACGATCACGAGCGCGCATTTGTCTTTGATAGTCTGTTATCACTTCCAAATTCTCCGGCAAGTTCTACAACGATGTGACCCGTCTGTCCTTTAAACGCAATTCCAGTGCGGACACAGTATCCACTGACGGATGAATAGCTTTAGCCCGTCGAGCAGAAAGAGCGTCACGGTGCACCACTCTTGCGCAGCACATCGCCCAGCGTCTTAGCCCGAGCGCTATCGATGTCTAGTGCTGAACCAACGACGCACATTAGGAGACCGATGGAGACTAGGCAGAGGCCGAAGATGCTCATTTCTGTGCCTTCTGTAATTCAATGGCCCGGTCAAGAGTCGGGCGCATGGCTGTGCAAGTAGAATCTGCATTCAGTGTGTCAAAAATATTGAAAGCTATCTCAAGCTCACGAACCAATTCGTCAAACATAGCCAGCTTCCCAGCATCTCTCTGCATCTCCGGCGACAACAGTGCAGCCCGCAATGGCGCTGTCTGCTTTGCGATGATGGCGCGCTCTACTTGCTCTAGCTGTTCTTCTTCAGGTGATAGGGTGCTCATGACGCTGCCTTCGCTACGATCCAGAAAATGACAATCAAGGCTGCAATCGCCAATCCACCCCAAAATGGCAGCGTTACCAACCACCATGACCAGTTAATAATGCCAACCAACTTGAGCACTACGAAGGCAACTCCGAGCAATCCAAAAACACCTATGCCGCCGCTGCTAGAACTTGATTTTTCGCTCATGGGAATTTCTCCGAGTGTTTGAAGAGACCGGAAACGCCGTGGCGTCCTTCGTCAGACTCATAAATCCTTGCGCCTAGCTCCGATTCCTCTGCCTCATCCTGCACAGCCACGACCAAGCCGTCAAAGTCTTCACTCGCTGCCTTCTCAAGTTCCTCGGTCTGCGTCTTCGTGGGCTTCTTTCCGCCCATCAAATCGCTTATGAACTTCTGCATACCAGGCACGCGCGGAGCCGAATCGCCGCCCATAAAGTCAAAGCAGATCGGGCACGGCGGACAGCCGCAGAAGTCGAATGGCACTGGAGATTTAGCGACCCACATGACTAGCCAACCTTCTTGAACATGTATTCGAAATAGTCATCCATAGCCTGCTCCATTTCCTTGACGAAGGTTTCCTTGCTCACATGCTTTAGAGAGTGGTGAACAATGGCGCAGAGAATGGTTACCGACAGCCCTTTATCCAATCCGTTGGACTTAAGAACGCTTTCAACCAAATTAAGGCCGAACGCCGAAGGCTCAACCGAATTAGGCTTAAGCATCTGCTCGCGCAGTGCGGAGACGAATTCTTTGTTGGATTTCTTCATCATCTCGTGCATTAAATTCATTTTCGTTTCGCTCCCGTGCTGTGAAAGGTTAGGCGGCCGTAGTGTCGCGACGATTAGCAAAAAGACGCCACTCGCCCGTTGGCATAATTTCCGTAACGTCTCTTGCAGCCCACTTCAGAAACTTTTCCATAGTTACTTTTGGGTAGTGCCTGCCGAATTTGACGGAGGGCGAGTTGTATTGAACTTGGTCGCGAAAAGTGCTGACCCAAAGTACTTGGCGGTCATTGACGAACTGGACGACTCCATCGCTTGCAACTGCCGGCTTCTTGGCTTCGTAACAACGATGCGGCTTGATGTCTGCGGCTGTTAGTTGGTTGCTCATCTTCGCTCTCCTGGTCTGTGTGGCTATCGACTCGATGTGGCTAATCTATGCCTAATCGCATAGCGTGTCAACCTCTATTTATGCTTGACAGCATATTTGTTTTCGCATAGGGTATCGCCTATGACACTAATAGACGCCCTCAAGAAGCTCCGTTTGCAAGGCAAGTCACAAATGTGGATCGCCAAGCAAATCGGAGTAGAGCAATCAGCCGTTTCAAGGCTTGAGAACTCAGGACAGGTCTCTATCAGGTTCGATGCAGGTATTAAGTTAATTGAGCTAGCAAAAAGTGAGCGCGCAGCTAACGGCACTGTTAAATCGCATGATTCGAATGCCCTTCGGCCTCGAACGCGAAAAGCTGTACGCTGAGTTTTTGTACTTACTCAACCAGGAAAGAAAAGCGGCATGAGGAGATACGATTCATTCATTAGCTCCGTCCGTGCCATGCAAATTCAGTATGGCGTTGGGCTCTAATCCAACCGGAGCTATTCGTGAACCGCTGCGCCTGCACTCGTCAGCTCCTTACAACCCAGTTTCGCTGCGAAGCCTGCTGTAAGAAAATGGCCAGAAAGAAAGGCGCAAAGATGGCGAAGTCTAAGCCAGTGAGCGATGAGTTTATTAAGGGCAATGTTTACTTAAAGAGATTGTTTAGCCGGGAGCCAATATGAAAACGCAAAAGACTGAATTCCAGCTACGCACGGAGGCTGTCAATCAAGCAACGCAGCATGCTGAATGGTTGCGTTATTGGCTCAGACAGTTAGATAGCGCAGAGCGTTTAGATGTTCTCTTTCTTGCCAGCGCAGGTATCTGCCATCACTGCGGCGATATTGTTGGCAAAGAAGAATGCCACTGCACGAATGATGAGTGAAGCCATGAAAGCCACCCAGCTCTCTAGGATCGTGTCCTACCTCCGCTCCCACCGGGAGGCATCCACCCATGACCTGATAAGGGTCAGCGGCTCTGTGTGCCCTTGGAAACGCTGCGCGGAGAGTAAAACGCATCGCTTCGGGAGTCGATGGAAGACGACGGGGCGAGGGAAGTACAAAGTATTTTGGATCATCACATGAATGCATTCGATGAGTGGCTAAGAACAGAGTGCGGCCAGCAGTGTGCTGACTATCCAGTAACTGGCGGATCAGAGTATTTGCGCAACCGACTATGGTGGGCGTTCTCTGCTGGTCAGCAAGCGTCCAGGGATGAGATTGTTCTAGACTTGTTAAAGAAAGCTATTGAGACGCATAAACTTTCGGAGTGACTAGCGATGGACAAACTTAAGAAGCCGAATCCGGAAGACTATTCTCCGAGCGCTAGTGTGGAGTGCTATGCGAGCTACATACTCGCTTCGGAATATTACGAACGCGCCTGCAAGGAGCGTTATCGTGAGGCGTTGGAGAAGATAGCCACAGCACTTACTCTATAACGGTCTATCGCATTTCACCGTTGGCGACAGCATCGCGCGATTCTCAAACCAAAGGACTCTGGCTAATTCGGCGTGGATAAAGAACACGCAACCGCTAACAGAGCGGGTCGGAGGAAATACTCTGTATGCGCGTAACACGAGTAAGTTCGTGCGCGCTAAAGCTAGCCCAAGGCCGATAGAAAGGCAGTTAGTCAGAGTTCTTTTGTTTGAGATAGCTGTTTTTATGGGATGGGAAGACGTGAAAACTATCCAAGAATTTATTGATCCGGCTATAAAAGAGCTTATGAGCCGTCAGGAGACGGCATTCAAGTCTGCGCTTGATGAATTAATACCTGGCTGGACGTTAGATGATGTTCGCAGTAGGTGTTATAGAGTTAGTTACCTCAGCGATAAAATAGAATACATCTATGTAGACGGCGATCCTGTGCTTGCAATTCATCCGATTGAAACGAGCCATTTTCAGCAGCCCGACGGCAACTATACATTAAGGGTAACGCAGAATTTGGAAAGACTTTACACAAAAGTTCCATAGCCATTTTAGATAGCTGTTTTTAGGAGTCACGATGGACAAACTTAAGAAGCCTAAGCCGGAAGAATACAAAAAAGACAAATCCGGTTGGGATAAATTAATTGCGCAGGCCGCATTTGTAGAGGCTGAGCGTAGCTACTACCAAGCCCTAGCCGCTCGGTATCGTGAGGCGTTGGACAAGATAGGCGCAGGCGAATTTGATTTGCGAAACGGCACACAAGCGATGGACATTGCAAACGAAGCCCTTTCATCCGTAGAGGAATGAGCGATGGTAGACAAAGACAATCGGAGCGAGGTTGAGAAAGCGAAAGACGACCTTAGCCGACAGCTAGGCGGAATACAGTATGGCGCGAGTCATCTCGATACGACAACCGCTATCGAATCTCTAATCCGCGCCATCATTCGAGAGGAACTAGCGAAGCCGGATAATCCGCTCTGTCGCATATTCGGAGAACCAGCGCAGCACATAATCAACGAGTCGAAGGGTGGGAAGTGATGCTAACCGAACAAGAAACCGCCGACATGTGCGCAATGGTAGATTGGTTGGATAAACTGACCGAGAAAGGCGGCCCAGGTTCTGGCGTTGCCTGGTATCGCCTCAAGCGTTTAGCAGAAACGACAGGCGACGAATGGGAAGATCTTGTGCGTAGTTACATAGCTCGGGCCCGATGCGCTTATGCTAAACAAGGGGAAAGCAAAATGAACGAGATAATTGGAGACTGTTTAAGAAACCCACGAAAGACTGGGCATTGCTTGCATTCTGAGCACAGCAATACAACGGGTGGCCATATCGTGACACGGCGTTGCTGTTGGTGCGGAGAGACCGAGACGCTGACGCTTTCTCTCCCGGACCACGGTATTTATGCGAATGATTCACGAACGCACTTATAGCCTTTAGGTTTAATATTTAGAGTAAATGAAATGATACTTAGATACTGGGATGATATTGCTCAATCGGTAATGGGGAATCCGAGTAAAGAATTTAGAAAGGCCGTGATGTCTAGGCCGTTATTTATGAGTGAGGAAGATTTAGGAAAGCTGGACATCATGCAGCTTGGAATTTACGTTACTTATCTGGGCGATCTTCTTGTGTCGGTAAAAGACTTAATGGACAAAGAGCCAGCTTATTGCGTAGTTGGTGTTTTTCATTCAAAGCGTATTGCAGAAGAAAGTCGAAAACTTGAAAAGTTCCTTGCCGATAAACTCAAGAAGTGGGAAGTAATGAATTAGAACAGGAATGTCCGCTTACGATTATGCGGCGGTCGTGTTGATGCTTAGAGGCTGCAATAGACAGCTTAGCCCGACCCGATTTCGTTTCGCCTCCCGCAGTGGCGGTGGGCTGGATAAGTGCTCGCAGAAAGCAGCCCCTACGATAGGATTACTCCAGTTTTCGGGAACTGCTACTGCGAGCATCATAAGTATCATCAGCATTAAAGTTTAAAGCAACAGCATTCTACCCCATTGACACAGGGGGAGGGGAGGGATAGTTGAGCACCATAAACACAAAAGCCACCGGTCAAAGGTGGCTCTTGCGTACAGCGGGAAACTGATTTAGATTGTCGACAGCAACGTACGACGGGATAGATTCTCTAGCAATTCCCCATTGCTGTCAATCGACACTGTCTACTCGCTCGTCAGAGCCACGCAGTATGTCGGTTAGAAACTCACCAGTCGCTCACAAAAAGTTATTCCGGGTAAAGCTGACCCAATTGTTCCCCGGTCATGTATGGAACCCTACCCCTAACGGGATGGGCTGGAAAGACCTCCAGAGGGGACCCTAGTACCACCGTGTATGAACCGGATGGGAAAGGGGTCTACGGCTCTCCTGAAATTATGCTTGCGATAGTGCTTGCGTTCCTGCTTGCGATCAATTAGGATAGCTCCATTGGGTAGGTAAACGGGAGCGGGAACATGACAAGAAATACCGGAGTAGCGGCCACCATGAAGATGAAAAACATTGGTAGGGATTTCCAGATTGATATCCGCACTCGCCGAATGTATGCGTCTTTCTCGGGTCGCGAATACGACAGAGTAAAGGCTGACATGGCTGTGAAATGTTCGGTCCCTGGTGGAATGGCTCGCTTGCGTATTTGTGATGCGCAGAATCCATACCTTGGCGACGGCCATCGGGATATGGATAAGTATTCTGTTTATTGAGTTATGCCAGAGAAAAAGACGATGAGTACCGGCAACTATGTTTCTGTTCGCGAGGCTCGCATAGCGATGGCCTACCATCTTGGAAAAGACCCTGAGTTGTGCGAAGTGTATGTGAGCAACGTCGCTAACTTTCTGGCAGACCATTGTGGCATGAAAGACCATAAAGAGCGAAATCAGAAGGCTGCTGATTTGCTTGAAATGCTATTCACGCAATGAAAAACAAAACCAAAGCCCGCGCCGGTAAGCTCGGCGGAAAGTCAGGCACTGGCAAATCAAAGCGCCGTGGCAATGCCGAATACTATCGAAACCTTGTGCGCCTACGCGAGGCTAAAAAGCTGAGCACATGAGAAACCTATGACTGAGGAAACAAAAATGATGATTCACAATGGCGACCATTTAGAGTTTGAGCTGGCTAACAAGGACACTCTGCCACAGGATCGGCCCGATTGGCCGCTGCCGTCCTTTGATGCGCGCGACTGGGCCAAGGCATTTTGCAAGGTCGCGAATGAGCACGGCTTCAAGGACGAGAATGGCGAACAGATCGATGAAGGATGGATGATTAGCTGGTTTGCGAGTTCGCTCATGCGTGGATTTGATGAAGGGAGGAAAGCTAAGTCATGAACGAATCTAAATTCCTCACTCACGAAGAACGCGAATCCACATGATCGAGCATCCTGGCGATCCTAGGTTAGTGATGACGCAATACCGCCGTCACATTCTCGATTGCAAGAAGAAATGGGGCACCGCTCGTGGATTGATTCACTATCGCGCTTTGGTGCAAACGTATTTGTGGACTAAGAGGAAGGTGAGGAAATGAGCAAACGAATTTTATGTTTAGACTTTGATGGTGTTATCCATAGCTACGTGAGCGGCTGGAAGGGCGCAAGGAATATCCCAGATCCGCCTATGCCTGGCGCTTTGGACTTCATCAGCGAAGCTCTGAGCGCCGACTGGGATGTGGTTATCCATAGCTCTAGGGCGCGCTACTTTGGCGGCATTCGAGCCATGCGCAATTGGTTGATGAAGCATGCTGGGAATCAATGGGATTGCATGGGGCCAAGCTTTTGCGATGTACGCTTTACACGATTCAAACCGCCAGCAATTCTAACCATTGATGATCGTGCAATGCGCTTTGATGGCGTGTGGCCCGCCATGAAGTCGGTCGATGCATTCAAGCCGTACAAGCACGATATGCGCTTAAAAGCCATCTCAGGCGGTGATGTGCCATGAAAGTCGAATGGGAAGACTTAGGACGCGAGCCAAAGTGTGCGCCTGATCCAGATTATCCAGCCGGTAAGGATATTCAGCTTGACTTATCCGTGGCCCATAAATGCATTGCAAAACTTCCTTATCCTGCGAAGCGCTGCGGCTACTACGTTGTGACGTGCGACAAATGCAAGCTAAGGGTTGCAGTCACTACAGCCGGGCGCGCTGATGATCCGCGCTCGGTTGAGCTTCCATGCCGCGAACTGATGAATTAGTCACATTGACGCACTGCGGAATAAATAGTCCTGTACATTTACCGTAAACGTCATTACACTCTCAACAGGTTAAACAAACGGGAGCGGCGGGGATGCAAACTAAAGTAGTTCTAGATGGCGGCGCTGGTGAGTTAGCCTCTGCCATCATTCCAGACTTTGCCGATGATGAAGACCTGTCAAACCAGATAAAAGACGCGATGGAGAGCTGGGTATTGTCTCCTGGCGACACGATTCGAATCTTTGAGATTGACGATGTGGAATAAGCGCACAAAGATTTTGCGAGCCTGGGGGATTGTTACCGGTGAAGGCACTATTCTTCTGGCCTTTATCTATCCAACCAAGGCATGTGCCGATCAGCAACTGATAATGCGGTATCCAATAGATACCTCGTTTCGCATTGAAAGAATAGAACTGAAGGTTGTCAAGAAATGAATCCCACTAGAGTCAACGGAGCTTGTGTAAAGCGATGAGTACGAGTGTTTTGCGATTAAAGGTTCGAGCTGAAGCCTATTCGTGGCTTAAAGAGGCTGCGGCTGAGGTCAATACAGTATTCAATTACTGTAACGAGACCAACTTGCTAGCAATCACGCGAACTGACAGAGACAAGAAGTGGATGAGTGGTTTTGATCTTTGTTTGCTCACAGCTGGTTCTGCGCAGTATTTCGAGAAGATCGGTTCGGCCACGATACAGTCTATTTGCGTTCATTACGCGCAGAAGCGATTTCTTGCAAAGAAACAAAAGCTACGCTGGCGCGTAAGCAATGGAGCACGCAGATCACTGGGCTGGGTGCCATTTAAGGCGGTTAACCTAAAAAGAAAAGGCAACTCACTGCGCTTTGCCGGTAAGACTTTCCGCGTGTTTGAGTCTGACAGGCTTGCTGACGTAAAGTGGCGGCAGGGCTGCTTTTCGGAGGATAGTTGCGGTGATTGGTGGCTGTGCCTGCCGGTTGAGTATTTAGTGAAGCAGTCTATTGCGCCACTAGAGGCTGTGGGTATTGATCTTGGCTTGAAAACCATCGCGACAACCAATGATGGCGACACCCTTGATGCAGGCCGATGGACGCAGCGACATGCCGAGCGTTTAGCTATGGCGCAACGTAGAGGACACAAAAAGCAGGCTAAGCGAATACATCGCATGATTGCACGGCAGAGAAAGGACGCGCTGCATAAATTCAGCACACGGATTGTGAGTCAGTATCAGTCGATTTACGTTGGCGATGTGAGCAGCAACAAGCTAGTGAAGACCAAGATGGCAAAGAGCGTCATGGATTCCGGTTGGGGCATACTCAAAAAGTTTCTGCATTACAAAAGTCTAAGTGCTGGCAGAAGCTTCGAGGTCTTTAATGAGAAATTCACAACGCGATCATGCAGCAGCTGTGGAGCCTTAACTGGCCCTACGGGTCTGGACATGCTCGTTGTAAGGCAGTGGAAGTGCGCGGCCTGTGAAGCCGAGCATGATCGCGACATCAATGCCGCGAAAAACATTCTCACTGTCGGGCTCAGGTGTCGAGCCTCCGTGCGCGGGAACGAGCTTTCGCCATTAGTGGTGGCAGCATGAGCACCAGATACCTTACCGAACCCGAAGTCCGCAATCTTCTCCGCACAGCTGTAGAGAATCGCTCTCTCGCTTCAGTATGCAGGGAAGTATCGGTCACCCCCTCGTATCTGTGCTCAATCCTGAACGAGAACAAACAGGGTTTTGGGAAGTTTTTGGACTATTT